ATAAAGTCGACATGTCAAGCTCAGGTAAAGGTGCATGATCTACACTAAATGCAGCTAAACCAAACATAATAAACTGTTTTAAGACGTACTCCCACATTATCGCTAACGCACATGACATCCCGATGAGGGGCCTCCACGACCGCTGCATGATACCACCGATACCTGTGGCAGTAGACTTAGCATCAGCTAAGTTGATATCCATTTGTTTGGAGTTAATCTCGTTTTCTAGTTCTTTAAGCTTATTTCTCGCGGTAAGTTTTTCTTCTTCTGAAGTGTGGACACTGTCGATGACTTTACCAACAGTGTCTACTAAAGATCCGCCTAATAGTTTAGATAGCATTATTAAATACCTTTAACGATTGCCACTATAGCAATAATTGCAACAGCGACTACGAATAGTTTGCCCTTTTTGTTAAGATTTTTCCACTTATCAATTGGGTTCCATCCAAATATCATCATGATATCCTCCTTTTTTAAATTAGTACCACTTGGCACTACGCTTTTTCTCAGAAAGCATGCGTTTTTGTCCGCCTACTTTTTCTGTCTGAGTCTCGTTAGGTTTTGTCATTTCAATTTCGACTCCACCCTTTTTATATCCCTCTTTATCAACAAACATTTGATGATCGATAGGTCTTTTACTCATACTTTTCATGATCTTTAGCTCCTTTGTTGTAATTTTATCTTTTTTTAAGACTAATTTCCACTCATAACCTTCATTTTGGAAATACCAGATTTAGCAAGAGATACACCAGCTCGTAAAGACTGATGTTCGTCATTTTGTTCCATTTTTTCATCAAATTTTATCTGATCTTGGACTAATTTTGCACGTTCTATCTCTAATTTTTGCTCTCCTTCGTCTTTTTTGCGCTCATTTTCCATCGCACGAAGGTCTACTTCTCTGCCTTTTAGCTTGACAAGTGGGTCAACGTCCTCTGCAGAGTTAATTTTGCGTTCTTCTTCCATAAAGTCTTTAGTCATCTCTGCAATAAGCTTTGATTTTCTTGATTCTATGGTGACTTGAAGCTGTTCCATCATTGGGTTTGGCTGTGCGGGCATACCTGTTGCTGCTTGTTGCTGCATTTGAGCTTGCATTTGTTGTAATTGAACTAGTTCTTGTGCAAATTCTAATTGAATTTGTTCTTGAGCCATTAAAGAAATATGTTCTAGTATATTTTTTTGTGCTAAAGACATAATTGTCGGATTATTTCTAACCATGCTTGTACCCATAAAATTTAAATGCGCATCAATGTGAGCTTTGTGGTCTTGTTTAGGGAAAGCTTGAAAAGTTTTTCCAGCCATAGCTTGAATATGTTCCATACTTGGGTCCATCGGTTGTGGTGGTTGTGGTGGAGGTAGAATTAAATCAACATTTTTAACACCCACCGCTTCATACATACTTCTGTACGCTTGATATAAATTATGAATCTTTGGATTAGTTTGTGCTAGTTGTAATTGTGTTTGAGCTAAACTAATTCTTTGTGTTTGTGAAAAAATATTAGGATCTGCTATAGGAAGAATATCAATTCTGTCATCAAAATCTGTTTGCTTAATCATACGCTGACCACCCACGACGTCATAGGGATATTCTGGTGGTAAGTATAACGAGAAGATTCTCACTAATTGTTTAAATTCACTCTTCAATGAATTGTATAATCTTTTGTGTATCGCCGACATCACACGAGAACCCCGTTCTAATAATGCCACTGTAGTTCCAACAGCAGCGCCTTGGTTGCCGTCACCCACTTGCATATCAGCGATAGACGCGAAACGTTGGCCTGCGTTTACCACAATACCCATTAGTTGTAATAAGGTTGCAGAAGGTTCTTTGAAAGGAAGAGGCATAAATGATTCACGGAGATTACCTCCTGGTGCATCCACGTCTCTAAACTCACCGGGTTTTATACCCTGTGCTTCATCTCGCACTCGGATACCACGTGTTTTAAAACCCGAGGGTAGATTAGAAAGAGTCCCTGCATCTAAAAGCTGTCGTAGGGCAGCTGTGGCAGTTCTTGATAATCCACCAATCATGTGAATTAAACCGAAGCCATAAAAACCTAGACCTGGTAAAAACTTGAAATGTGTAAAGTAATGAATTCTTTTTTTCTTAGGGTCTTGTGCTTCGTAGTTTCGACGTATAGATAAAACTTCTCTGCTACCTTCTTCGATAGTCACAATGTAAGGTAGTTTGATTTCTGTAGCTTCTCCTGTTTCATTATCAGTATCTTCAAAACCCTCCAAGTCTAAATCAACATGACATTCTAACAATGTATACATGTCTGGTGATTTATCTGATTTACGAATACCCTCTAACTCTCTTTCTTTAGCTGCAATTTCATCATCTTCACTAGATGCTTCTGACACTTCGATGTCTCTATAGAAACCGCTAACTTGTTGTTTGCGTAAATCGTTTTCAGAAATATTTATTTTATGAATAATAGAATCTGCATCGTCTAGTGATGTTGCAGAATAGGGAACAAGTAAATCATCCGCAGGTACGAACTTTGAGACGGCTCGACCTAATAATTCATCGTAGTACACTTTTTTAAATGTCGAGCCTGCGAGGGGAAGATAGAAAAGCATTTGGTCAAACTCTTGCTCATACTCTTTCATTTCTGACATAAGTTGATAGTTCATAAATTCTTTGACACGTTCGCTTTGTTGTTCCTTAGCGGTGCTAGGAGCACCTAAAATTTGTGTTCGCACGGGTCCATCGGCCGGTAATAATTCTTTGTAAGCTAGTGATTGAAACTGAGTGACAGCTTCAGCAAGAACAGGATGTGTTGCTCCGCTAGACCCTTGAAAAGGTTCATTTCGTTCTTTGTATTTGAAACCTAATAAATCTAAACCTTCTGTGTATGTTTGTTCCCAATCACCTCTAGAGGATTTATAATCTAAATATATATCTTTAAGTTCATTACCCAAAGGTCCTAAGACATCATCATCTAAATATTCTGCTAAGTTGGCAAAGTGATTCTCACTTCCCTCAGCTATTGCTTTGGAAGGATCAAAAGATATTTCTGCTCCGCCTTCTTCCGTTTCAACAACTTCTATTTCTTCGGGAGTATCTTGCTGTCTATTTAATTCTTGAATTACCTGTTCCGATAGTTCGTCTTGTCCAGGGATTTCTATAGTTTTTTGTTGTGTGTTTGGTAGTGCTTTATCTATATCAGCCATTTAATAACCTTACTTGTTTTTGAATAAAGAAGCAACACCTGCGGACATCGGCCCTTCTTGAGGTGCTACGGTTTTAGTTAGTCCGCCGTCTTTATACCCATAACCCGCTAAAACTTTTACTTGTTGTGCTGCTTCTACTGGTGACATTCCTTGTTCAATTAAACTGTCATAGTAAGATTGTCCCGCAGGAGTTAAATTCATTGTTGCATCAAAACCTTGCCCTCCCGTAACTGCACTCTCAATCGCTCTTCCTAGACTAGGGATTTGAATATCCGTAAAAGGAAGTGTGTACTCTTCTGGATACATAAAACTTTGTTCAGGATTAAATACACGTAACTCAGGTCCTAGTCCTACTCTATTGTTTCCTAGCTCGTAAACCGGGGGTCGTGAATCTGTTGTTTCACCTGTCTGTGAAACAGGAGTTGTCACTAGTTCTTCAATGGTAGGGGTTCTTAAATCTACTGTTGGACCAGCTTCTCTTTGAATGTTAGTAGGAAAGGTAAATCCTTCTGGAACAAAACCTCTTCCCTGTGGAATTGACACTGCAGCTCCACCCATCGCATCTGCTGCACTAGAGAAAGTATCTTCTTCCTCTTCTTCAGGAAAGAAAAAGTTTTTTCCTTTGCCAAATAAATCTTGAACAATATTTAAAGCTAGACCACCAATACCTCCTGTATTAAGTAAGGCAGGAATGATACCTTGAGTTTTTTGTGGAGCAGGTAGCATGTTTGCAAAATCTTGTGTCGGTGTTCCGGGTCTTGATGTAGGTAGGTTGAATTGTGGTGTATCTGCTTGACCACCCATAAGTCCTCTACCTATGTCACCAAAAAGTTCTCCCATGGTTGGTTGATTTGCAATAATCTTTCCTGTGAAGTCAGCAGCAGTGGTTCCTGTTCTATAAACAGGTTTCTTTTCTCCTGTAACAGGATCAATTTGTGTTAATCCTTTAACTGTAGGAGAGCCTTCAATAAACTGTACGCCTCTTCCAAAGTTTGCAGCTGCTTGTAATTCTGCTTCTCGTTTTTTAGAAATCTCTCCGGCACCCGGTGCCATGATATTTGACATTAACTCGGCAGTGTTTGCCTGCCTCTCAGCGTTTCTATTTGCTTTTGCTGTTTTACTTCCCATTAGTAATATGTTCTCCGTTGTTGTGGTAAAGGTGTATCGTCTTCATCGTCAGGATGCTCAATAAACCCTCCCTGTCTAAACCTCATGACTGCTTGTGTCATACTATCGACCAAGTCGTCATGATCACCATACGGAAAAGCAGCACATTCTTCAATCACTTCTTCTGTGAATTTATCGTCGGTTGCCCATATCTGCCCTGACTCGAATAGTGGTGCCACGGCATTGACACGAGCGTGCTTATCATTTCCACGACTCGGTGTATAATTTATAACGGGTATTCCTTGTTTACGCAACTCAAAAGTCAACGGCATACCAGAAGCTTTTCCCTCAATAATAACACTCTCGGGTTTCCAATAGTTATACTGTTCGAGGGCCACGCGCCGTAGCTCGGGGAACTCAAATCGATCTTTAACGACATCTAACAAAATCAAGTTCGGTCCGCTGTCCTCGGTTGGATAGAAAACACCCCACGTTGTGATTGCCGAATAATCTGCCGTTTCTTTTTTCAAAAAAGCAGTATCATAGGATTGTATCACATGATACAGCGGGGGGAGGTCCTTCTCCCATAGGTTCCACCATTCGCGTTTAATGATACTTCCTTCTTC